CAAAACAAATATTTTGTGATTCTGACACGGAATAAATAACTACATTAGCTATTTTTAGCTTGACTTTATCACTAGGCATTTGATAATATTGCTCTAATAGTCGCATGAAATGTGATTGTTAAAGGAGCGCAAATGCAAATCGACCCCCTCACACCCCTCCACCTAAAACGGTACAACTCGGCGATCTTCGCCGTCAAAGAACTCATCGAAGCGCAGCACGTCGACGGATACGAATTTATGATCGACACGCTGATGATGGCGTTTTTCGGCATAGAGCACATCGTGTCAGAGCTGGAGAACCAGCAGCGGCAGGACATGCTCAAGAAGGCTATGGAGGCGCATAGCGCATGAACATTCCTACACCGCCCCGCGGGGCGGTGCATGGAGCGTTCGGCTCACAAACTACGCAAGGGAAAGCAATGGCAATGGACCAGATGACGATCGCAGAACAGAAGTTCTGGAGACGCGAAGAGATCACGATATGTATGGTGGTGAAGCAAGGGTGTTGCGAGGGCATCGTTTGGGAGGGGCTATTCTACCCTGATGACCGCTTTGAAGGGCTGGAAGGACAGCGGGCCTACGTCATCAAGAGCGAGGACGGAGAACACGCCTACATGTTTACCGAGGCCGGGAAGTTCGCTACAGGGTACAGGATCGGTGCGGGAAGCGAATTTGAATTTTAGGAAGTGATATGACAAATCCATTCATAGGGCGCGGCCTGACGGTGAATGACAAGCCGAGGGAAGTCGAGTTTATTCTTGACGGGTTTCTGGGCAAAGAGGTCATTACGCTGTATTATGCCCCGCCTAAAAGCGGGAAAAGCATTTTGGCATTCGCGCTGTCGCGGTACGCGCATGACATAGCGGGGATGCGCGTGCTCTATTTCGACTTCGACAACTCGCTGGTCGCCCTGGAAAACCGTAAGGTCTTCGGTAACCTCCCGGCGATGAAACAGTACGACTACATTCACATGGACAAGATCGCAATGACACGCGACAAGGTGCTGCAGGAGCTTATGCAGTTCGCAAAACAGCCCGGAAAACCGTTGGAGAACTACTTCCTCGTCTTCGACTCGCTGACGGACTTTACGGACACGAACGAGCACAACGCGAAAATCTTCATGGGTAAGATGAAAGCACTGCGTGCCGCCGGGGCGACGATATTGATTCTTCACCACATGAATAAGAGCGAACGGAGCTACCAGGGCGCGCAGGATTTCGTATCTGCCGCCGACAACAGCTTCTCGCTAGAGATGCCAGTCAGCGGCGAGACGAACCCGTTTAGCGTGTTCACGATGGAGAAGTACCTCTCAAGGCTAAAGGGCATCAAGAATACGGCGTATTCGGTCGCAAACGGGGTATTCACTCTGGAATCGATACCGTACAGCGAAGCCATCATCCCGCAAAGCGAGCAGGCGTTTATCGACGAGACGATTAAGATCATCAAGAAACAGCCCGGCATCAAGCAGGGAGAACTACTCAAGCAAGTCGGCAAGGATGCCGGAAACAAGAACGGGAAGATCCTGCTAGACAAATACAAAGGCCGATGCTGGGTCACGGAAAGCGGATCAAAGAACGCCATCCTCTACTATTTGCCGTAGCGACAAGACTTCTACAAAACTAACCACCCTCTAAAAACGCCTATATTGCGTACTTTCAGACCATTTTATAATTCTGTCTTGTCGTCTTGTCAGTCTTGTATGCATCATTATGAAAAGCGATTTTCACCCGGACATGAGACGCCATTTTTTTGGCGGTGACAAAACAGACAAAACGACAATACAGGGGTTTTAAATGCGCTTCAAATGCCGTAAATACCGTGCTTTTAGGCTGCGTTCCAGTTTTGTGAAAGCGTTGTAAAACTAAAAAAAGGAGCAAAACGAATGAGCAAATGGCAGGACCGGTCAGGACAGGAGCAGATCGACCTCTTCAACCATCCCAAGATGAAACAGCACGACGCCATCGACAAACTGGCCGATGCGCTGCCTGATGCGCTGCTCAAGGGGTTCCGCTACGGGGAGCTGCGCGGGCAGATCCTCGTGCTGCACTTCACCCACCCAGGCCACCTCAACGAGTTCAAGATCCGCAAGGATGAGATCCTGGAGAAGATGCGCTCGATCTACAAGGAGCACGGGCTCCGGGAGAGCATCGTCTTCAAGGACGTCAAGGCAGAGCAGCGGTACCAGCCGCCGCCGAAGCAGGTAGCCGAGCAGAGCCTGGAGTTCGAAGACCGGGCGAAGGGAGACTTCGAGAACACGCAGACGAATCCGGTCCTGAATCGGATCTTCGAGAACATCAGAAAAACGATCAAGGAGCGACACGATGGAAGAGCCGGAAATGCTGACTCATGAAGAAATATGGGAATTCATTCGCATCCTCCAGAAACATATGGCGAAGTTCGATGGAAGAAAGATCACAGAGATACCGGAGAAAGAAGCACTGGATGCCTACGATGAAGCGTGGGAAGAATTCGAAAAGGAGCGACACAATGACACAGGCACAGACTGATTTCCGAAAGCTGCTGCTCAAGCAGATCCACACCAGCCCCCGCTGGCGCAACCACTTCGGCGAGAACAGGGAGGCGTACGAGGAGCTGCTGCAGGATCACTTCGGGCACCGCAGTAGCGCGAAGCTCTCCATCACCCAGCTGCAGCAGCTGAACAGCTATATGCAGATGGAGCGCAGCCTGCCGCGCCGCAAGCTCGCCAGCCCGCAGCAGCTCTTCAAAATGAGCGAGATCTGGGCGGAGAAGGCGCGCACGCCGACCGACGCCGCGCTGCTGGTCTTCGCCGCGCGGATCTGCGGCCGGACGCCCGACAGCCTGCCTGACCTCTCCCCGGCCGAAGCGCAGAAGGTGATCATCGCGCTGAGCAAGATGGGAGGGTGAGATGATATGCCCCTATTGCGTCAATGACAAAACGCAGGTGGTAGGTACGGTAAAGGCCGGAACGGTCGTCGAGCGCTTCAGGCGGTGCCCGAGGTGCAACAAGACATTCCAGACGACGGAAGCAATCAAATTTGACAGTTATTGGGGGGAGTATGCAAGAGCAACTGGTGAGCAGCTTGTTGAAGAGCAAGAAAAACACGACAAAGGACATTGAGGCTCTGATAGACGAATATATCGCCTCCGTATCACAGAGCGCCAGGGCGAAGAGCAAGGCTTTCCTGGCGGATATGCTGGTCTTCCTGGTACAGAACAGCACGCTGCCGAAGACCGAGCTGCTGAAGATCGCCGACGCAAGACTGCAGCAGCTCGCATTCGATATCCCGACCGATGCCATCGAGGCCATCTACACGAAAACGGCGGCCGATGCACTCAGCACCGCCTTCGTCTTCGACAAGGTCGATGCGGATGCCATCGCCGTAATGCATCAAAACTTCTTCTGGCTAAAGGAGGACGGCACAGAGCGCGTGCAGCAGCTGGTACGCGGCAGCATCGAGGAAGCATTCAACGGCACCGTCCCCGTCAAGGAGCTCGGCGCCAATCTTCGCGAGAAGTTCGGCGGCATTACCGACGATACGGAGCGCTACTTCCAGGGTGTCTCCGACCACATCATCCGCCAGAGCCAGAACATCGCGCGGATCCGGCAGTATGAAAAGGGGAAGGTAGAGAGAGTAAAGATCATCGCGGTGATGGATGACCGCACCTCGACGATCTGCCGAAGCATGAACGGCCGTGTCATCGACGTGCCGCACCTCTCCGGCCAGGCAGACGCCATACAGGCGGCGCGGACGGTGGAGCAGAAAAAAGATGCAGCGGTATGGCTAGGCGGTGCGCACTTCGGGAAGCTGCCGAAAAACCTCGGTCTTCCGCCGTACCACTTCCGGTGCCGCACGCTCATTGCCCCATTTTTTGGAAATGAAACGCAAGTAGGGGACAGGACAGCGACTGGTTCCTACCTTCCGGGGCAGAAGTACGACGACAGCATCGTGGTCTTCTCGCATATTGATACGACCGGCCGCGAGTTCGTGGTCACGAAGAAGATGATGCGGAAGTTCGCAAAGCACAGCGTGGAACCTGAGCAGGTATTGGCATCGCTCAACTCCATCAACGCGATCGGGCTACATGCAAAGGAGCCGGGCCGCTTCTCGGTGAAGTGCGATAACGGGTTCTATATGTCCGTGGAGGGGACGAAGATCGTCACGATCTTTAAGCCGACACGGGCCATGAAATACTACTACGCCGACAATACCAAGTCGGGTACAATTCAGACAGAGGTGAAAAAATGCGACAGTTCGAGATCAACGTTGACAAAGGTGCTCAGTGGTTTATTTGGGAGCTTGGGTCGACAAGGGTGACGGCTTCAGGTGCAGCATACACGTCCGTGCCGTTCGGTATATGCCGCAGGAACGAAACCGGCCTGCTCGTTGCCTTCGACAGCCATATCGATACCGACATGATCAAAGCGGTCGCCGACGACCCGCTCTTTGACGAGACGGTCATCTTCTCCGTAAAAGTAGACGACGTACGTCAGCGCGGCATGTTCGATGGCACCTTCATCGACGCCCTGCTCTGGCTGCTCAACCGCAAAGAGGAGTACGGGTTATGATCGACGTACAGGACACCCTTGAGGAGTTGCTGCTGCGCATCGCCTTCGAGATCGAGGCCGAGGCAAAGGAGATCGCGCCGAAGCGCGAAGGTGACCTGGCCAGAGACATCCAGGTCTTCATGGACAACCTCGCCGCGCTCGATGTCTCCATCGGGAACTCGACCCTGATCGAGTACGCCCCGTTCGTTCACAGCGGGACAGGGCTCTACGGCCCAAATAAGAAGCGCATCACCCCCAGAGAGAAGCAGGCGTTGCGCACACCGTACGGACCGCGCAAGAGCATCGCCGGCCAGAAGCCGCAGCCTTACCTAAACGACGCGGCATCAAACATCCTCTCCTCCGGGAAGCTCGACATCATATTCGACGAGTTCTCCGGCCGCCTCGGCGACGATGTCTTCGACGCCATCCGCTCCCAGCTCAAAAGCCTGCATGTCGACGTTACATGATCCAGGCCCCTCCTCCCTTCTTCCTCACTACTACCTCCACGAACGACAGTGCCAGCGCCAGCGCCCAGAAGCGGTCGGCGTGACCGTGCTCGTTCCGCTTTGAATCATATTTGAAACTCTTTGCCCCCACCAGCCTTTTGATGGCGTGAAGGTCCGCGATGAGCAGCGGATCGTTCGGGATCCTGATGGTCTTGTCCTCGAAGTGCTTTTTGAGGTTCAGCGCCATGGCCTCCTTTGAGCTGTTCGTGAACCATACCCCGCGCACCCGGCTTTTGAAGGCGTCGTACATGTTCTCGGCCAGGTTGTTCCCGAGGCCAGTCTTGTCGATGGCGAGCTGCGCCAGCGGGTAGGTACGCATGAACTGTTTCAGGTGCGCTTTCTGGTCGTCGTACTTCGCCTTGGCCAGTACATCCATCATGGCCGCCTCGTAGATCTGGCCGGCCAGCACGACGCCGGCCAGCGTGGAGCGGTCTTTCGTCCGCCCGACGTCGTAACCGGAAAAGAGCGTATTTTGCGATTTCGGCGTGTAGTACGAGAGCCCAGGATCGACACAGCTCTTGATGAGCTCGATGGAGAGCAGGCTGCTCTCGTCGTCGACGAACTGGCACTCGTACGCCGATGCCCAGGTATCCGCATCGAAGAGCGCCCGCATCGTCTCGAGGTCGAAGTCGAGCCCGTCTTTGATGGCGCGGTAGATGTCGATCCGGAAGCGCGTGAACATGAAGTAGCGCTCCTCGTCAACGATAAGATCGTGGAAGAGGCTGCGCTCCTCGAACGGGGTGGACATGATCGTCAGGCGGCCTTTGATGGCCCCGATCGACGGGACGAAGGCGTGCCAGATCTTTTTTGGGTTTGCGTACCAGGCGAATTCGTCCATCCAGATATCGCCGGTGAAACCCTGGACGGTACGGAAGTTGTGCGCCAGCGCCTTGATGATGGCACCGTTGGCGAGGTGCAGCTCCTTCTCGGTATCTTTGACGAACTCGATGCCGTACCGCTTCGCCCACTGTTTCGCGTAACGGATGAGGATGAGCGCCTGCTCCTCCGACGCCGATAGGAAGAGCTGATCACGCCCGGCGACCGCACCGATAAGCGCATCGGCAGCGGCGGAGTATGAGAACCCGATCTGGCGGGCTTTCACGACAAGGCGGAACTGGTCCTCGCACTCAATGAACTCGCGCTGGTAGCCATAGAGCCCACCGGTCTCCAGGATGCGGCGCTTCAGGTCGAGCGCCTCTTTTGAACCTGAAATGTCGATGACGGGCTTCTGCCGCTTGGCAGCCCTGTCCGTCTTCGCCTGAACACGCTCGAGCGTCGCTAGCGACTTCGACAGCATCGCGATCTTCCGGCTGACCGCCTCCGTAGGTTCACGCCGGGAGAGCTTTTCGATCTGCTTGCGGATGTTCTTGATGGACTTCTTGACGTCCTTCTCTTCCTTCTCCCTCTCATTGCGCCAGTTGCGCAGGGTGCCGCGGTTGCACCCGATCTCGTCGGCAACCTCCTGCACCGGGATCCCCGCATCCATCAGCTGCAGCGCTTCTTGTTTCTGCTCCTCACTATACGCCATGCGCTATATCTCCCCAATATCGCTTTTAAATGCTAATCCGTCCCTTTGGTCGAATAAAATCGTTTCTGCGTTTTTAAACACGTTTTAAACACCTTCTAGCCGTTATTAAGATTCTTTTGCCACCCGAGAATCTCTCTCGCCTCCTGCTGGGTGATGATCTTGCTGTTCACGAGGTTGGTGACGACGTCGGAGTCGTCCTTGAAGTTGGTCACGTCCAGGGGCTTGATGGTGAGCGGAAGGTCGATAGAGTCGAAGAACCCCTCGAGCAGCTCTATTTTCGGTTTAACGACGATCTCGTTAAAGCTGTGCAGCTGCCCGATCAGCTCCCCGCCGCCGCCGAGCCCGCCGGCGTTCATGATGCCGAGCAGCCGCGGAGGCACGCCGTGGGCCGCTGCGATCTCGTCGCGGTTGACCTCCTTGAGGCTCTTGTGGGACATGTCCTCGACCTTCCCGAGCTCCTCGAAGCGGATCTTCGCATCCTTGTCTCCGATGCTGTCGGCGGAGAGGATCAGCGTCTTGTGCGCCTTGTCGTACCCTTTGAAGGCACTGCCGAAAAAGGTCTTGAAGCTGTCGAGCTGCTCCGATGACGGTTCACCGTTCTCGTAGATAATCGCCATGTCGGGGCGGCCGCCGTTGTCGAAGAAGACGTCGTTGTATTTATCAGCTTTCTGCGTCGATAGGATCTGCAGCACGGTCGTCAGGTAGTCGGGCTCTCCGTACCATCGTGACGCTGGAGAGTGGTATTTGAAATGATGGCCTTCAATCTTGTGGGACTGCCCGGTGCTGTCGAGCTGGTACAGGTTACCGTCGCGGTCGATCCGCCCCTCGAACCCTGGAAGATTGTAAAGCGTGAAGTTAGACAGGAGTCCGCTGCGCTCGATAAACGCGTTACCGTAGATCTCTGCATCCAGGGCGAAAGCGAAAAGCAGCTGCTTCGCACTCGTGCCGGGCGGAAGGTACCGGTCGAACCGGTGCGTGTCAACCTGCGACAGCAGCCCCGCCTTGATCTTGAGCGCACGGTGGTGGTAGACGTTTGCATAATTGAGCGCCAGCAGCGAATTGAAGTCAAGGAAGGGATCGATGTAACCGTCCATGGTGACGTCTGTGCCGACGATCTGCTGCGAGCTATCCTGTTTCCGGATAATGATGCGGTCGTTCATATTTTCCCCGTGAAGCGTTTTGCCAATGATAGTTCGTTCTTTTTTTCCAAACACTCGCAATGCACGTATATAGAGTGCTTTGCGGGGGATGATAGTGCAAAAATACGGTGAACTTAACCAACCGAAGGAGGGGCCATGCCCAACATGCTGAAGGAGATCGACATCACGCACATCTCGCTCGTCAAAAAGGGGGCCAACGGCAAAACGGTTATTTACAAGTCCGACGATACCGACCCCTCTTATGACGTTGCGCTCCGTGTGATGAAGACGGATAACGAGAAGGGGATCCTTTACGGCATCGTCTATGCGCCGGACCAGGAGGACAGCCAGGGCGACATCGCAAACGCTGCGGAGATCGAAAAAGCGGCATACAGCTTCATGAAGTCGCTGAACCTGCGAAACGTCGACCGCGAGCACGACTTCGAGAACCGTGACGCATACGTGGCGGAGAGCTGGCTGGTACGCAAGAGCGACCCGATATTCCCCGACGAACCCGAAGGGGCGTGGGCCGTCGCCATCAAGCTCGAGAGCGAAGAGCTCATCAAGGCGGCGAAAGACGGTGACATCAACGGCCTCTCCATGGCCGGAACCGCCAAGCGCGAGCCGGTGGAAAAGATGTCGACGGAAGCCAAGTCTCTGGTACAGCAGATCGCCGCGGGCTTTGACGAGCTCTGGGTCGAGATGCGCGGTCGTATTGCCAAGAGCAGCGGAAAGAAATGGGAAGAGGTGGAAGAAAAGGATATCGCCGAAGTGATCAAGAAGAGTATGGAACCCATGGTGACGATGTTCGGCGATATCCAGCAGACCATCGACAAGATGTCCGAGCGCCAGGATGCCATGGAAGAGAAGCTGAAGAAGTCTGGCCAGAACCAAACACCACCTCCGCCGGCAGGAGATGAAAACACAACAACGAAAGGAATCATGTAATGGAAATTCTCTCCCTCAATGACATCGTAAAAAGCGGGTCTATCATCCCGACGGACGTGACGCTCAGCGGTGAACTGACGCCGAAGCAGTCTCGTACCTTCGTCAAGGCGATCATTGCCAAGGACGGCTTTCTTAAAAAGATCACGACCGACGTTGCCGGAAAGCTGACGAAAGAGCGCTCCGCCAACGACGTGGCCAAAGGGGTGCTTACCCGTCACATCGCCGGGCAGGAAGCCCCGGACGCCAACTTCAAGAAGCTGGGCAAGGTCGGCTGTACCCTGAACATGACGAATGGCGTCGAGCTCAACGCGAAGATCATCGACGATACGCTCTACGATAACGCGGACAACCCGACTTTCGAGCAGGAGCAGTTTGACGGCTTCAATATGGCCTTCAACAATGACCTGCAGCTGCTCGGTATCGTGGGGCAGGCTGACAATACAGCCATCGACGCCCCGTTCAACGAGCTGGCAATCGGATGGGTCTACGTGGCAAAAAACAGCGCCGACGCAACGAAGGTAACCTCGTCCAATACGAGCCAGATCGAGCGCCTGAAGCATGTCGTCGCCAACATGCACGAAGATATCAAGGGGCGCGCAACGATCGTTATGTCCGCTGTCGATTATGACGAGTACCAGCTCGAGATCGCCGAGAAGCATCAGAATACGGCGGTCCTGCTCAATGCCGACGCCCGCCGCTTCATGGGCTACCCGCTCGAAGTGCTCAACGATATGCCGACGGGAACCTACCTGGCAACGATCCTGAAAAACTTCATTTTCGGTATCGCCGCGCGCGTCAAGCGCAACCGCTGGTACAACAACGAGGAGTCGGCGCTGAAGTACAAGTTCGTCGTCTATCCGGACTACGAGTTCGATATCCACAAGTACGTCACGCTCTCCGAGTTCCTCGAGCTTACGCTTGATGCCTATACGGCAACGATGGCATACGGGAGTGCAGCAGTTGTTACGGTCACGCAGGCGGCAGGAAGCGGAATCGCCGGCGTTATGGTCGTCTCGGCGGATGACACGATCGCAACGGCGGTCTACAATGCGGCTAACGGTGAGATCACTATCACTGGTGTTGCGACAGGAGTTGTCGGCCTGACCGTTAGCGACGGAACATCCTCGAAAAATATCATTGTGACCGTAACGGCACCGTAAGGAGTAGATGATGGCAGTAGTGGTCAATGACCTCCGCACGCTCCTGAAAATGGAGCAGCTCCAGGATCCGGACATCGAGCCGCATCTTGCCCGTGCCGTTCTCGACTTCTCCGGCACTGTTTTTGACAGCGTGGAGATCGAGAAGGAGGCGGTAGGGTCAAAAGCCATCTACTATATCGCTCCGCTGCTGTGGCTTCGGATCCAGCAGCGCGTCAACGAATACGACGAAAGCCTTGAGACGTTTAAAGATGTCAAGAGCTTCCAGGCGTACTGGCTCGACCGCTCCCGGAGCGCCGCCGAGCTCGGGACAACGGCAGCGGACGGTCTGCAGTGGAGAGAAGTATGACGGAAACGGAAGCCAAGCAGCTTATCAGCGATGTCGTCGTGAACTACACGGACGACTACAAGATCGTGGGCTTCGGCGCGAAACCGGTCAACCGTATGACCTATAAGCGCCGATACGGCATCGCGGTAAGTCCTGAGAATGCTACGCCGAACCTGTTTAACGACCTGCTCCTGCTGGCAGCGAACAATGCGTCCATGACGTTCGGCGGTGCCGAGCCCATGCTCAACCGCGCCGACGTCCTCGTGGAGTACCTCTTCATGGACGTCGAGTATGAAACCGTCCGCGGAGGCGTGTGATGCAGATCGAAATCGGCCTGGCCTTTCAGATCCTGATCGCCGTCGCGGGTATCGTCGGTTCCTACACTACCCTCAAGATGCGTACCCACCAGCATGCCAAAGAGCGCAAGGAGCTACTGGAACGTATCGGATCACTTGAAGAGCGTGCCGTATTGCTAGAGAAAGAGCAGACGGCACTGCTCTCCCGCCGCGAAGCGGAAGAGCACTTTGTCTCGAAGCTCGAGTTCAAGCTGACGATGAAGAATGTCGACGACAAGCTCGGGCATATCGAGACCAACCAGAGTGAAATACTGAAGATCCTTAGAGGAGGAAGATAATGCCACCGAAAAAGAAAGTTGAAGAAACAGAAGCACCGGTCCAGGCACCGGCGTCTTCCGAACCGGTTGCACCGGTTGAAGAAGTGACGGGTGATGCGGCAGCAGTAGCACCGACAGAACCGGACGTACCGAATACCGATGATGCACCTGCAAAGGATGAGGAATCCACCGGCACCGCCGCATCGCAGGCGGAACCGGACGAAGTCGAAGTCGAGGCGATCATGCCCCTGAACAAGAAAGGCCATACGATCCCGCCCAAAGGGAAGACGACACTTCCGCGTCAGACGGCAGAGATCCTGGAATCTGTCGGGAAAATCAATATCATCAAGGAGTAACCCATGGCAAACCCTACAGCTACCGTTTCCCGCTACATCGGCGGCGGACGCCTCTTTTTTACACCGTATGAGAACGGCGCCTATGGTGCGGATATCGAAATCGGAGAGGTAAAGGATTTCTCTCTGAATATCGCGCTGACATCGGCTGATGCCATCTCCCAGGACTCCGGTCCTGAACTCGTCGTAGAGGATGTCGTCACGAAGTCGGATGCGAAGGTATCATTCACTACGCAGAACCTGAATGATAACAATCGTGCTCTGGCACATATGGGGACGCTCACATCAGAGGTGTTCGCTATCGGGGATACGCTTCCCGACGGTACTGTTGCAACCGAAGAGACCACCGTAGCGAAGATCATCGGTATGGATAAGACACAGCTCAAAGGGAAGCTCCGTGTCGTCTCCGAGCCCATCAACGACAGCGCGAAGCGCCCGGTCCTCATCATCCCGATGTGTTCCGTCCGCCCCTCCGCATCCGTCGGTTATATCATGACCGACTTTGCCAAGCTCCAGTTCGAGGGTAAAGCGCAGAATACGGCAGATGGCTTCTTCACCGAATACGTCATGGATATCGCGTAATGGCTATCCTGACCTCATTCGAGATTAACGTCGAGATCGACGACAAGTCCTACACCATCGTTGCCGGCGGCCTTGACAAGCGCAGGGAGAAGGAGATCGAACAGAAGCGCAAGGAGCGCATCGATCTTGATCGCAAACGCGAAGAGCTCGTGTCGAAGGTCCAGCTCAACGGGGCGGAGTACCAGGCGAATGAGACGCTGATGAAGAACATGAAGATCACCGAAAGAGGAGAGCTGGCCGGTGAGCAGAAGCGTTTTGTCCGGGAGAACAGAGAAGCGGCGGCGCAGATCAGAGCGCTTGACGAGCAGATCGCAAAGATCAGAGCTGAGGGCGACGTCGAAAGCCGCATGCGCTTCGACGGCATGGTCGAAGAGGGTGAAGGGAAGCGCGAGCTCGTCAAGTGCGTCGAGACGACCAGCCTGACCTATGCCGTCCTGGTGACGGAGATCCTCACGCTGATCGCCAAGGAAAAAGAAAAAAAGTAGCGAACGTCGTTTCCTACCTTCGTACGGCTGGGAAAAATAACGGCATATTCGTCTATGAGCTAAACGGTGCGTATGAGCATGCCCTGGCGAACCTGTACTATCTCAGTGTGTCGGAAGGGATGAACGGCGTCACATTCGACTTCAGAATTATCGAGACGTTCGCACAGGAGTGCGGCTGGGAAAGCCTGGATACGCTGCTGCTCATTCGCAGCATCACTGCCAGGGTCAAAGCAAAATAGGAGGAGACGATGGGCGATACGCGTGAAGTGCGGATCCGGCTGAAACTTGACAGTGACACGAAAGAGCTCGTCGTAACAGAACGTGACGTCAAGAAGCTCGGCAGCGCGATCAGCGGTACGGAGAGCCAGGCAAAAAAGCTCGATGCCTCGTTTATGAAAGCCGCCAAGTGGGGCCTCGGCATCCTCGGGGTCACTTCGCTGATCGGAACGCTCCGCGACGTGCTGCGCGGCGCCGTCGCCGCATCCGATGAATGGAAGCTGATAGAGGGTCGTATCGACCTTGTCTCAGCGTCCACGCAGGCACTGATCTCCAACCAGCATGCACTCTACGATATCTCCCAGGAGACATTCACCGCCTATGGTAACAGCGCGGATCTCTTCGTGCGCATCAGCAACGCGACGAAGGAGATGGACATCGCACAGCGTTCCGTGCTTGATGTCACCGAGACGGTCAACAAGGCCCTGATTGTCTCAGCGGCGAGTGCGCAGGAGCAGAGCTCGACCATCACCCAGCTTGGGCAGGGACTTGCCTCCGGAGTACTGCGCGGAGAAGAGTTCAACTCCATTATGGAGAACGGCAACCGGATCGCCCGTGCACTGGCTGACGGTCTCGGCGTCACTCTGGGACAGCTGCGCTCCATGGCTGAGCAGGGAGAACTCACCTCCGAGCGTGTCGTTAATGCGCTGCTGAGCCAGAAATCAGCGATCGACAACGAGTTCGCCCGGATGCCGCTGCGCATCGAGCAGAGCTTCACCACGCTCGACAACAGCATCACCCGCTTTATCGGACAGGCGGACACGGCCGTCGGCGCGAGCAACAGGATCGCCGAGTCTATCCGCGGCATCTCCGAGACGATCGACGGCATCGATATGAACGATCCGGAGATATTGGAAGGCATCGACCGTACCATGGCTACGCTTAGCCGTACGATCGATATGTATAACGTCCTGTACGAAACGGTGGAGAACGGCGCCCAGATATCTATCAACGGTATCGCACAACTCATGTACGGAACGCTCGGTACGATCGCCGAGATGATCCGGCGCGTCACCGAGGGGCTCAATGCCATAGGCCTCTCCTCCGACGAGACGCTGGCTGAGTCCCTGCAGCTGGAGATCGAACTGTACGAGGCGGCGGAGAAAGCACAAAAAAGCGAGCTGGAAAACCGTGCAGAGATCGTCGAGGCGCTTGAAAAAGCGAACGTCACCATCGAAGAGCGTATCGATCTTTACCGTAAAGAGCGCGAGGAGCGGAAAAAGAACGACGACGCTGCACGACAAAATACGGGTGGAGACGGAAGTATAGGGAGTGGTTATACGCTACCAGGCGGAAAGCTGACGGAAGTGCTTCCGAACATAGGCGCAATGGTTAAGCAGCAGATGCAGGAAATGGATGCATTGGAGCAAAAGCGCATTGCGAATGATGAAGCTGAAGGAGAACTGCAGCTGCAGTGGTTCCGCGACCAGGAAGCCCAGGCAAAACGGACATCTGATCTTATGGATCAGATTTGGTTGGCATCGGCTGACGGGTTTGAGAAAAAAGTATATGACATCGCGCAGAAATGGGAGGGACTTCTGCAGGACATTGAAAACCCGGAGCTCCTCGCATGGGCATCAAATGCAATCAGCAACGAGATAGAGGCTGCCGCATCGGGAACGGGATGGCAGGATGTCTGGACGCAAAATGCTGCTCAGACCTTTACGAATGCCATCCAAGATGCGCTCGATGGATCGTTCGATTTCAGCAAGCTCGCAAACAGCATCGCCAACGCTGTCGCGCAGGTACTGTCACAAGCAGGTCCTCCTGGTATGGCCGCTGCAGTCGGCGTACAGCTTTACGAGCCGCTTCTCAAGGCGGCGACGAGCGGGCTCGGCGGGAAGGCGTACGAGGGCGGAATTATCGGGACACTTCTGTCACCGTTTACCGGCATCGGCGCGTTTACTGGATCGATACTCGGGTCTCTCTTCGGTAATACTAAAAAAGTGGAATCAGGCATTTCGGTCCGGGACGTGTTGAGCGAGGATTACGCCGATCTGCTTGGATACAACGTCTACAAGAAATCATCTATTTTCGGATCATCTAAAAAGACGAAATATTATGACCTCGCTAAAAGTGAGATCGATTCTATCGTCGGCGTCATCGTCAATATGGATAATGCGCTGGAAAACGGTTTCGGTATCCTGGAAGGCATAAAGATCAATGCCGGAAATTATGCGGCGGACAAGCTCTTCAACGAGGAGATACCGAAGCAGATCATATCGGCAGTTCTTGGCAGCATGGCGGACGCCGTTACGACAGATGAAATTTACGGCATGTGGAAGTCATACGCCGAAAGCATTGACTCAAACGTGTATGAGGCCATGATATCCGGTATGCAGTCTGTTGTCGGTACACAGCGTAACTATCAGGAGTGGTACTACGGTTTCACCGGTCAGGACCAGTCGCTGCTTAAATACCGTGCGGACTATCTGCAGACGGACCTGCAGCAGCTCGAATCCGCACTCGGCGTATCAGGGATAACGACGGAAAACTATCTTGCAAGATATCAGGAAGCAGTAAGCTCCAGTCTTACACCGGAAATGATCGATAGGTGGGGTGCGCTCGGTGAAGCGCTCATTGCAGCTACGGAAGCGTCTAAAGCGTATGAAGATGCCCTCGGAAATACCGCGGATCGGACAAATCTGCTTAAGAAGCTCGATGACGCTTACCTGGGACAGTATAGTCCGCTCAGCCTGCTTGATAAGACTGCCTATGCCAATAATATCGCCTATTTATCTTACGATACAGGTGACCAGAGCGCTGTTGATGCTCAATTACAGGCACTACAGGCGGTGGCGGCATCGGCAACACGCGATGAGCAACTGGTCCCAGAGTTTGCAGCATATACAAAGCTTCTCTCAGAGCAGGCGGCGGATGCAACACGTCAGAACATTGTTGACGAAATCCGCAGTCTCAAAAGTGCTGTAGAGGATCTCAAGTATGCTACAGAGACAAACGGGAATCTGCTCAGCGCAATCGAGCAACAGGGAAGTGTGGCATGACCTATAACGTCCCTGTCAAAACAAATCTGATCAGTACCGACATAGTCGATCCGACAGCGATCTGGGACAACACGGTAAAACAGGACTATCCGGCCGATACCGAAGTGAAATACAATACCGGGATCTACCTCAATGCTACAAAAGGTACGATATCCGTTTTGGCCTATAACTCGATGAACACCTACCAGGACGGAGATTTCATTCTCAAGGACGGTTTGGTAAAGGTAAAGACACCATTTTCCGGCGCGGTACCTAAGGCACCTAAGGACTATATGGATGGCACGGATGCCACCATGGATAATACGGCATGGACCAAGCGCTACACGAAGATCGCCGATTTTACATCATGGTCAAGTAACGGTATGACGATCCAGTACAACGATGGGACACATAATAATTACCATCAAATCTATCCGCATGCATCATCACCGACGGGATGGTATTACGTCACGACATTCACTGAAGGGGTGACAGTCCATAAGCTCACAGCAAATGCCGAGGTCCTTGAGTCGCTATCGTCAGGAACGGTTGAGCAGATTCCTATCGACTCCGCGGCATATGACTTCCCTGGGTACTGGGCGGGGCAGACGGTGATCATCGACGCGACCGGGGTGTATGTCAGAACTGACGTGACAGCAGATATTGAAGCGGTAACCGGTGAATCGTTCACGTTTGAGACTGCTGTTTCTCCGGAGGACATAGGGTTCAGCTATTACCATATTGACGACGAGAATTCGCCGTTTGATGATAAACAGTACACATCTGTCATCAGGTCATCATCGCAGCAATGGGTCGTGTCGGCAGATGCATATTTCGACTGTATAGCGCTGGGGCGTCTGCGTGCAGATTCCGTAGATGTTGTCTTTAAAGATGCCGATGGAGTTGTCGTCTCCACCGTGCAGGGGAAAGATGTAAACGACACAATCGATGCGTACATCGAGCCAGAGCCTACGACAGAGTTTGTTTATGCGGGGAGCGTGATCGGACCTGGTGGTAGAGCGGAGATCTCGATAAACAGTGCCGGGTTAGATACGGAGGCGGGGATTATTTTCGCTGCGAAATCCATCAAAGTAGGTGCAACAAATCTCGAATTTGCGCATGATGTAAAAAACTTTGACCGCGATCAAGTAAGCCCGATCAGCGGATATATTGACCACATAAAGGGGCACCGTGTTCTAGTACATAGAGGGTCTTACGATATTCAAATGACAGATTATGACAAATGGGTGCTTCTCAACAAGAAGATGACGCAGGAGCTTATCGGGATCGATGGATCTGATATGACGGCGAACGAAGCTGCGGACGGAGTAAGCCGATTTAAATCGACGCGGATCATCGGTCGTATTGAACAGATGAAAATGGGGACTACTATTAAAAACGGAGAAATGGAAAATGTTACCCCGATCTCATACATGTATAAGGAGATTGTCTGATGAATTGCATTTGTGACCCTTCGTCACTCCCGAGAGTATTCCCGGACAACCTTGTCTATATCATGGACAAGGGCCGTTCAAACACGGTGCCTAAGAAAAAGAAGTATCTCGGAGGGAGGACAGAACTGACGACATACCCGGTAGCAAACATAGAGGTTTTCGTATCGAATGAAGTCGATAAAGCGATTTTTCTTGAGTGGTGGGTGACAGAACTTAACTATGGGACAGAGTCATTTTCAATCAAGTTTCCATTCTTCGGAATATGGAAGGATTGGATAGTCACGGCTATAGGTGATGAAATGAAAGAGGAGCCATCACTTGAAAGCGGTACGGTAAAGCTTTCCCTTAAACTGGTCGATGACCTTCAGGAGGCAATTAATACCAATATATGTCAGGAGTGCACAGCATGGGTATAAAAACGTGTGTGAAAGTGGCGTGCACGGCACGAGATGAATCTTCGCAGTTTAAAGTTGCTGCAGAGATGGCGAAAGATGCTTCTGAGGCGGCACTTGTTTCTGTCATTGCATCAGAAGAAAAGACAAGAGAGTATATGAATTCAGCCAGCTTATTTTCCCAGTCAGCAGAAAGTGCTGCAGAGCGGGCAGAGGCAGCGGTACCAATCGGTGAAGGGTATTCACAATCATATATAGATTCGATGTTAGATGCGATTATTACGCCAATAGTAGCTCTTACGATTATTAATTCAACGAAAGGATGAGCATGAAAAAAGTTGTGACTGTAAATGCTGAATATGTATTGGCCCTTAACGGGGCAGGTATCATACAGCCGAAACATGAGGAGCCCTATAGAGTGTACGTTGGGTTGACAAAACCAGCAAGTGATACACCGGTATATTTTGATGCGGTGAATGACTATGAAAAAGACTCTGGTCTTTTTACGTATTCGGGGTATCAAAACGTATATATCCGTTGTCCGCCCATCCCTGGTAATACTGAGATGGTGTTCATCACAGACGAGGTTTGACATGCAAATAACTTACCCGATACCAAAGGACTTCTCCGCCGCAGCAATGCGTGCGGCGCTCCGCAGGATGGTAGATATCGGTACAACAGAAGAAGCATTCAATGAAGTGCTTACCGCGATCGTAGCGATCGCGATTCAAAATTCAATCAAAGGATAAAACAATGGCAGTTCCATTTGATATTGCTTCATTCAATCTGATCTCTATGGCAGATAACATTGTTGCACTCGGTAGTAGCAATCCTGCTACTTTATCAATCCCTCAAAAGGATGAAAACGGAAATCTCATCACTGTTAATATGTATAACAGAGGATGGTGGATGCAGAAGATTTGGGATGATGTCGGCGCTGCCGTCGGACAGCTTATGAAAACGTTCTATCTCGATACCGATCCTGCAGTCGGAAACGATCTGAATCCGGGAACGGCTGCTGAGCCGTTTCTTTCGGTCAAAAAGGCATTGCAGGCTGCTGCTCCCGGAGCATATGTAACCATCTATCTGAAAAAAGACCAGGTATACCAGATGCCGACCGATGTGAAAAACTTTATTTGTAATTATGAGCGGATTCAATTCGCATCATATGGCGACGGACTCACCCCCGCAAAATTGAAATGGTCCTGGATAGAGGACGGTGGTGAGGCATACCTTGCTGGCGGGATCGACTTCAAAGGCTCTCTCGTTCTTACGACTGTAGGCGTTCAATGGTATACCGATGATAAAACATCACTGCTCCCGTCGAGCTATTACTGCCCGCTCCGTCGGGACTTTATCCACGCGGATGTCATTTTCTTTGGAGATACCAGCGAATCGCATTACATTGGAGACGGCGTCGATATGACCCAATTCGTATCGCATGGTGCAGGTGGGCTTGGATGTTATATGACTTCATTCGTTACCAGCGGCGGAGTGGATCACGGGCATCTCGTCAATATTGTTGCAGGGGCATGCAAAGTATCCATGTCCGCGTTATCAACAGTCGATGGGCAGCAATTGTCAGCAGATTACATCAAAGGTCTTGTGCTCGACCCGAATGGTGTCCCGCGCAATCTCATCACGAATATCGTACTTTAAAGGATAAGTCATGATTAATTACCTCAAAATCGGCGGAAGCATCTATCCGAAAGTCAATTCTATCGATACGGATGATCGGTTTGCACCTATCACGGATCTGGTCGAACTCAAGGCGGCGGCCATCGACACGATGAACTGGCTCACGACGATGCGCGTCCAGGCGCTCAGCGGCGGCGATGCGGGGAAAGTGGCAGCGGCTGAAACGAAAGCGATTGTACTGCTCGCAAAGGTGCTCGCGGCGCAGAACCCGGACGTGTCGTCACTCACACCGCTCGAAACATCGGCCTGGAATAAACTGCTTGCCAGTGCAGACGCGGCGTACTGCGACAGCGAGCTGCTCAACACCTCGCTCGATGCTCTGCAGGCGACGCTGACAACGTTCGAAGATCGCTCGACCCGCATTGCGGCGGCGGCGACGATCGAGGACGTCGTCGCGATCATCGAGGAGGTATGACGTGATGCATCTCCTCGATATCACAGCGATGTCGCTCGGCGGGATCCCGGCAGCCTCTGCAGCCTTTTCGCTGTTTGCATAGGATAGGGTCATGTGGTGGGACAAAGCACTGTCAGTATTGACATCGATCGTCAAAGATCCAATCGTCGAATGGCAAAAGCGTAAAACGCTTGTCGTAGAGAATGAGAATAAACAGGCTGACCGTGATCATGAGGCCCGCATGAAGAAGATCGACGTTGCATTTGAGCTGGCAAAGCAAGGGCAGCAGATCGAGGCGGATTGGGACACGAATGCTCAGGAGCAAATGAAACACTCTTGGAAGGATGAGTGGTATGTGCTGCTTTTCTCCATCCCTCTCGTTCTTGTATTCATCCCGGATATGCAGCCGTACATTATCAAGGGCTTCGAGGCACTGAACAAGACGCCTGAGTGGTATAGATGGATGGTTATGGGCATTGTTGCATCGACGTTCGGTCTGCGCTGGATGTTCGGGAGGCTGAAGCTGAAATAGGGATGCGTATATGGTAGATAGTGATCTGGAACTACTTAGTTTTGAATTTAAAATGTAGTAAGTGTGTCGTTAATACGGCTATTTTCTGGTAAAACTTGCATTTCATTTTCAAAAAAGTATCGTTTTAAAATCGGTTTTACACGAGTATTACTGCAAGTTTGATTTTACGACAAGCGGTAGCGAAGGCGGGGACATGAATGTTTCCATCAAAGAGCAGACCTCACCGCTCGACAAGCCGTCGGTCACGATCCTGGACACGGCGTCCGGAACCCGGCATGTTTTTACCAATATCAAGTATACGGAAAATACATTGTCATCGGAAGGGATTCAGGACGTCAATATCGACTTTTCCCTTTCCCCGGGGGGAAACAGACTGAGCCTGCTTGTTTTTGACAGTGACAACAAAGCGGCGGTGTACGACTATCGCTGCGAAAAAAGAGAATAGGTTTTAATAACGATAGCGGAAGCATAAGTAAAAGAAGTGGTACCGCTGGCCGGACTTGAACCGGCACATCCGAAGATAACGGATTTTGAATCCGTCGTGTCTACCATTCCACCACAGCGGCATTTGCAGAGCCGAATTTTAGTCGATCCATCCTTAAGGGCACCTCTAAGCCTGCACTTTTGCCTTGCAATGGGCGGGCAAAGCAGTTTTTGTTATAATCCCTAACAAGACTTGAAACGAGGGTAGTTTTTGCGGCAGGCATTTTTCATCACTGTTTTGGCCATTCTGATGTATGCGGGGATCTCGACGATCATCCAGGATGCGGCATTGATCGGGACGATCGGGGAGATTATCGCCAAGGCGAACCGGGCCCTTTTCGGCTACGTCTCCTTCGGCTATCTTTTCGTGCTGCTTTACCCGCTGTACGCCTATTATAAAAACAGCGGGATCGATGTCGAACGCACCGAGAAGACCCTGGCCGGGATACTGCTCTTCTTCTCCGTGCTGATCCTGCAGGCCCTGGTGACGGTGGGGCCGCTCCGTGGCGCTTTGGGCGCGGGATTCGTCGACTTTCTCGAACCCTATATCGGGACCTTCGGTCTCTGGGTCTTCTGGCTGATGACGGTGACGATCGCCGCCGTCATCCTGATTGATGCCGAAAAGTTCCCCTCCATGCCGAAATTGCCGTTCTCTTTCAAAAAGTCGGAGAGTGACGAAACGGCAGAGACGGAGAAGGCGCCCGTCAAACGGGCCGCGAAGAAAAGCGGCGTATCCGGGGGGCTGTTCGACGACGACCCGTTCGATATGCCGGCGTATGAACGGATGAACATGCCGCTGGATACCGCGGATTCGGCGATCCGCCTGGTGCCCAAAGCAGAGAAAAAAGCTTCCGACAGGGTGGAGGAGCTTTTGGAAACGGCATCGCCCACGGCCGAGAAGAAAGGGACGATCCTTGACATCGCCGAGGAGATCAAACAGAAAAAAGGTACCGTG